TCCGCGCAGCCGGAAGCAGCCCCGTCGGTGGACTCTGCCACTGAAATCCCTGTTTCCGACGCTCCTGCCGAGGAACGAGCCGCCTCCGACGTGAATCTGAAGCCCACCGCGGGCATGGCAGCCGCCGCGAAGCGAGGATTGGCCCTCCACGAGGAAGGCCGATCGGGCGACGGGCTCAAGCCCGAGACGGTGGCGCGTGCCGGCAAGATCGCCGACCGCGACGAACTCACTCCCGAGCACGTTCGCGAGATGCGGGCGTGGTTTCGGCGTCACAAGGTCGACAAGAAGGCCGGCTGGAGCGCGAAAGGCGCTGAGACCCCCGGCTATACCGCCTGGATGCTCTGGGGCGGCGACCCGGCGTGGCGGTGGAGTGAGGCCAAGGTCTCACAGATGGAGCGTGCCGCTGGAAAGCGAGACATCGTCGAAGGCGAGGAGATCGAGGAAGAGTACGAATCCATGCTCTCGCCCGCGAACCTCGCCCTGGCTGAGTCCTATGAGGGCATCGCCGAGGAATTCGGCGCGTTCTCGCAGAACGATGCCCACTACATGACCGAGAACCCGTTTGCCAAGGACGGCATGAAGTGCAGCAACTGCGTCTTCTTCGAGAGCGAGGAAGGCAGGTGCTACATCGTGCAAGGCGAGATCGCCGCTGATGCGATCTGCAAACTGTGGATCATCCCCGAGGAGCGTATGAGCGAAGAAAAGAAGCCGGAACCCGTCGACGAGAAGGTCGCCGAGGACATGCGGGCGGCCAAGGAACAGTTGGACATCGACGTGAAGCTGGCGGCTCTGAAGGCCACAATCCTTCGGACTCAGTTGCACGGTCTTCCGAAGGCTTGATAGTCTACAGGTAGACACATTGCTTCACGACGGATGTCGTGAGGAGCAGTGCGAGCGTCTTGAGGATTCAAGCACGCGGCGCGCTAGCGGGATCACCCGCCGGCCGCCGCATCGTGCGTTAGGCCGGCTCAATCACAGGAGCAGGCCAAACATGGCATCGAATCTCAAGCGTCTTCAGGAACGTGCCGCGGCTGTCGCCGCTCGGATGACCGAACTGTCCGGTATCGAGGATCGCTCGGCCGAGCAGACCAAGGAACTCATCTCGCTCGGCACTCAGGCCGACGACCTGAAGACTTCCCTCGACTTCGAGGAGCGGATCGCCGCCAAGGAAGCCGAGCTGCGTGCGGTGGTCGAGAAGGCCGCCCCCGCCCCGGCCCCGGTTGCCGAAGTGGCCGCCAAGGCCGAGGACAAGAAGGTCGAGATTCGTTCGATCCAGCCCCACCACACCAGCCTGCGGGCGTTCAACGACGGCCCCGAGGCCGTCGAGAGCGCGTATCGATGCGGCCGGTGGCTCCGGGCCCATATCTTCAAGAACGCCGAAGACCTTCGCTGGTGCAAGGATCACGGCGTCGAGAGCCGTGCCCTGGGCGAGAGCAGCAACTCGTCGGGTGGCGCTCTAGTGCCCGAAGAGTTTGCGGCCCGCGTGATTCGTCTCGTCGAAAACTACGGCACCTTCGCCGCGAGCAACGTCGAGAAGGTCACGATGACCCGCGACACCCTCGTGATCCCCAAGCGGGTTACGGGCACCGCAGCGTACTTCGTGGGCGAAGGGACGGCGGTAAACGAGAGCGAGCCCACTTATTCCAATGTGCAGCTTATCGCCAAAAAGCTGGCGGTTGGCACTCGGATGTCGAGCGAAATCGTAGAGGACGCTCTGGTTTCGATTGCTGATGCTGTGGCAGTGGAGTTCAGCACCTCGCTGTCGCTCAAGCAGGATATGTGCGGTTGGTTGGGTGACGGCACCTCCAGCTTCGGCGGAATCCACGGCGTGGTGCCGAAGATCAACGACGGCACTCACACCGCTGGCGTGCTGACTGCCGGCACGGGTGCGACGGGCTTCGAGACCCTGACCGTGACCGACTTCATCAAGCTGATCGGCCGGATGCCGCTGTACGCCCGCCAGGGTGCAGCCTTCTACATCTCGCCGGCCGGTTTCGCTGCCTCGATGGCCCGCCTCCGCTACGCGGCTGGTGGCAACACCGTCGAGCAGGTCGGTGGCGGCGTGAACGAGCAGTTCCTCGGCTACCCGGTGAACCTCGTCCACGTCATGGACGGCACGCTCGGTGCCGACGCTGGCAAGGTGAAGGTGCTGTTCGCGAACCTCGGCCTGTCGAGCATCTACGCTCGTCGCCGTGACTTCTCGGTCAAGATGTACGACCAAGTGTACGCCACGACCGACCAGTTGCTCCTCCAGGGAACGCTTCGCTTCGACATTAACCACCACTCGCTGGGCGACAACACGACCGCCGGCCCGGTGGTGGCCCTCAAGACCGCGGCGTCCTGAGCCTAACAACCAAAACCTCAAGGAAAGGAACCCCTAGACCATGATCCACGCCCAGAATGAAAAGGTTGTGGCCTCCGTCCCGGCTTCGGTCGGCTCGAGTGCCGTGACCCTGACGATCGACACGCTCGGCTATGACCACGCGAGCGTGGCCGTGATGCGGGCCAGCAACGCCTCGACGGTTTTTGCCAGCGTCCTGAAGATCGAAGAGTCGGACGACAACTCGTCCTACTCGAACGTGACCGGCCTCGTGGGCGGCACCGACTTCACGATCCCCGTCGTGTCCGACACGTCGGCCGTCGCGGTGGTGAAGCTGGATGTCGACACGAAGGCGAAGAAGCGTTACCTCAAGGTCACGGCGACCCCCGCGGTCAGCGTGAACACGGTGGTGACGGCTCGGCTGTCTCGTGGCGATGCCCCGACGACTGCTACTGAAGCTGGCTGCATCGGCTGGGTTAAGGGCTGATTCCCGAACTGCGGGACGGCCATGATGGCCGACAAAGGCGCATGGATGCGCGCCCGCTCCACATACGGAGCGATCCATGCTGATCCGAGTCGGTAACGTCGAAGCGGAAATCAAAGTCGCGGCGGTGATGAGCACCCCGCGACTTGGATTTACCGACAATTTCTTCTGCGTCTCGTCGGCACTGGCCCCGCATGGCATCAGTCCCATCAAGGTGACGGGTGCTTTCTGGGGCCAGTGCCTTCAGCGAGCGATGGAGCAGGTCGTCGATACCCACGACGTGATCCTGACCATCGACTACGACACAGTCTTCAATGCAAAGACTGTCGAGGCGCTGCTGGCTCTGCTTCTGCACTCTGGCTACGACGCCATCGCGCCGCTCCAGACCAAGCGGGAAGCGAATGCGGTCATGTTCGCCCTGCCGGGGAACACCCCCGACGAGAAGACGACTGTAGACGGCGACTTCTTCCAGAAGGTGGTGCAGCCGGTCGAGACGGCTCACTTCGGACTGACGTTCCTGCGGACGGCTGGCCTCAAGAAGATGAAGAAGCCCTGGTTCCTCGCCAGGGCGAATGATGATGGCGAGTGGACGGGCGGGCACACTGACGAAGACATCGGCTTCTGGAAGGGCTGGGCCGCCTGCGGCAACAAGCTCGGGCTGGCAACGCACGTCAGCGTCGGGCACGCCGAACTGATGGTCACATGGCCCTCTCGGACGGCCGAGGGCGGCAAGGTGCAGCAGCACACGACTGAGTATTGGAACGGCGGCCAGAAGGCACCAGAGAACGCCTGGGGGCAGGTTCATTGAAGATTCGCGTCCTCCAAAACTTTGACTGCTACGAAAAAGGCCAAGTCTTCGAGGACTGGGCTGGTGGGATGTGCGACATCCTCATCCGCCGTGGGCTGATCGAAGAGGTGGAGACGGCCGAGGCCGTTCCAGTGGCCGTCGAGCGAGCCGAAGTAACGACGAAGCAAGTACCAAAAAAGAGGCGATAGATGGACACGATTGTCTTCGGTACGCCGCAGAAGCCGACAGCGTCGATCACGCCGTTTCGCAGCCTAGTTCGCATCACACCGCCGGCCGTGGAGCCGGTCAGTCTGGCGTTCGCCAAGCAGCACTGCCGCGTCGATACGGATGCGGACGATCTCTACATCCAGTCGTTGATCTCGGTGGCGAGGCAGTACGTTGAGGATGTGCTGGACATCACGATCTGCTCGACGGTCTGGGAGGTCAAGTATGACCTGTTCCCCGTCTGGGCGATCGTCCTGCCCCGCCTGCCCATGCTGGATCGTGCCGTGACGGTGACTTACCGCAGCGGCGACGGCACCTATAGCCAGCTCTCGAGCGCCACCGACTTTCAGGTCGACGCCAGCGTGATCCCAGGCCGCATCTACCCGCAGTGGGCTCGCTCCTGGCCGGCGACCCGCGGCGACGAGAATTCGGTGACGGTGCGGTACTCGGCGGGCTACGGCGACGACGGGCAGGCAGCGCCCCCCATCGTGAAGCACCTGATTCTTCTTTTGACGGCCCATTGGTACGACACGAGACAGCCGGCCGTCGCCGGGGCTCCGCAGTCGGTGCCGCACACGTTCGACACGCTTCTGGCTGCGGCCAGCATGGGGGTCTACCGATGACTGTACGGGCCCGAATCGACGTTGACGCCGTCTACCACGACGTGAGCGACTCGTCGCTGACAATCGGCAACTTGGCGGAGCACCTTTCGCCGGCCCTGACAACGGCCCAGACGATCAGCGGGAGCGTCGGCACGGCGGCGGTGCAGATCGTCGGTGCCACGCCCCTGTCGACGCTGGTGGTCAAGAACACGGGCTCGAGCGCCCTGCGGCTGGCTGGCAGCATCAACGTCTCAGCGGGCCGGCTGGCCGTCCTGCCCGTGACGGCGACGATCACGGTCTCGGCTCCCTCGGGATCAGGCACCTACACCGCACTCTGGATGGGGTGATCCATGATCAACTCCGGCACCATGCGGGAGAGGGTGACGATCCAGAAGCCGGTCGAGAGCCAAAGCTCGTTCGGCGAGACGACGTTGACCTGGGAGGACGAGGCCACGGTTTACGCCAGCATCATGGGCGTCAGGGCCAGTGACTACTTCGCTGCCCAGCAGGCAGGCGCGCTGGTCACGCATCGCATTCGCATCCGATTCTTCCCTGGCATCACGCACCAGCACCGCCTCCTCTGGCGTGGCCGCGTGATGGAGATTTCCAGCGTGCTTGAACGCGACTCCCGCTCGATCCATGAGATACTGGCGAGGGAGGAAGCGACATGATTACGCAAGGCCAGGGATCGCCGCGAGATTTCGGCGGCAGCACCGGCAAGTCGCTCGCCGAGGGCTTCGTCACGGTCAAAACGGCTGGCGTCCGCGAGTTGGCGGAGCAGTTGCAGGCCATCGCCATCAAGATGGGCGAGCCGAAGGCGCTCGAGGACGCGACCAAGAAGGCCGCCGAACACATTCGGCGCGGATACCGGGCCAAAGTCGGCAACGCCACGGGCAACCTCAAAAAGTCGGTAAGGATCAAGACGAAAACCTACGACGCAGCCGCCGTCGCGATTGTCGGCCCGTGGCAGTCAGGCACCGCCGGCAGTCGCGAGGGGGCAGAATCGGGGAATCATGCGTGGCTCGTCGAATTCGGCACCGACCGCCGCAAGCCGGGAACGAAAGGCCGTCGGACGTACCTCAACGTCCACCAGATGATCAACGGGAAGATGCGGCGTCATTCGTCGGCGAACAACCAGCAGTTTGCCAATATGTCGAAGGGCTACTACTTCCTGATGGGCAGCATCAACGAGGCCACTCGGCAGGCCGGCATGGGCAAGGGCTACCCGCACGACTTCGGCTACTCCGGCGGCAAGATGCACCCCGTCACGCTACACCCTGGCGAAGACTATGCCCCCATGCCGGCAAAGCACGCGATGCAGCAGACCATCGACGAGCAGCAGGGGGCAGTATTCAACACGCTCAAGGCCGCCATCGAAAACACGCTGGCGAGGCTGACGCAATGATCATTTCGCCAGAAAAACACGTTTTCCAGAGGCTCGTCACCACCCCGGCGGTGGCGAGGCTGGTCGGATTTCAGGTCTACCCGATCGCGGTGCCGAAGAACGCCGTTCTGCCGTTCTGCGTCTACAAGCGGAACAACATCACCCGCGAAGCCCATCTTGCGGGGCCGATGTTCCAGCCGATTGTTCACCTCCAGATCGCCTCCTGGGCACTCTATTACGACGCAGCCCGCGAGCTGGCCGACGAGGTACGACTTGCCTTGGATGGCCGCACCGGCACCCTCTCAGGCGTTACAATTAGTGATATACGGCTCGTGTCGGAGACGGACGACTATCTAGACCCAGCCGCCGTGGGAGCCCAGCTCCCGCCAGCCTACGAGGTTCGACAACTATTTCAGATTCGGTGGTCGGAAGCCACTGACTAAGACTTTAGCGCAAGGAGGCGCACTATGGCCGGTGTTGCAGCGATGGGCGTGACCATGAACTACTCTGGTCAGACCCTGACGATCACGAGCTTCAATGTCAACGACCAGATCGACAACGCCGACGGTTCGCACCTCGGCCAAGCCGTGGGCAGCCGCCGCGAGTACGTCCCGACGTTCGTGCAGCGGGAAATCTCCTGCGACTACATCGCGTCGACCGTCATTACGGTTCAGTCGGCTGCTCTCAGCATCACCGGCCCCGGCGGTCTCAGCTTCTCCGGCAACGCCACCCTCACGGCCTCGACCGTTGGCGGCACCGTCGGCGATCTCCTCAAGGGCAATGCGACTTGGCGGGTGGCCTAACCGCCTGGAGGTGACCCGACATGGCCGGGGCCACCGCACATGGCGCGACGTTTACCTTCCTGACGTTCGTCGGCAAGCTGACGGGCATCTCGGTGGAGATGCCTTCGGCGGAGGTCACGAACATGACCGCCGCGACGGACAGTCTTGGATACACGTTCATGGTGCCGACCGGCGAATGGGCCGGCGGCACCATAACCGTGGACTTCTTGACCACCAACGCCGACCCCCAGTTGTTCGTCAGGAAGGTCGGCGATCTCAAGTTCTCCTCGGCTGGATACACCATTATCCGCCGCGTGGTCTGCGAGTCCGCGTCAGTGAGCGCCCAGGCGGGCGAACTGGTTCGCGGGTCGTTCAAGTTTCTGATGACTGATTATCAAGGCACATAGCCGGCAGGATGCCGCACAGCAAGCACTTTCTGGAGCAGATTGATATGGCACTTGATCGTAAAAGCATCCTGGCAGTCGACGACGTTCGCAAGGAGAAGTTTGCCGTTCCCGAGTGGAAGGGCGACGTGTTTCTTCGTGTCCTCACTGGCACCGACGGCGATCGTTTCGAGGAGTCCTACGCCGACCAGAAGATGAAGGCGTTCCGTATCCGCTTCCTCCTGCTTGCCTTGTGCGATGACGACGGCAAGCGGTTGTTCAGCGACGATGAGGCCGACATCCTCG